TGAACCCGAATTTAAGGGCTTAGATTAAGAGTTCAATCCGCCAGCAGCACGTAGCACCGCATTTGTCGGCCATTTGTTACCGCTATTAGTCATCACGTAGCGCTGTCTTGGATACCAAGTTTGAGTTCCATCGTTCCAAAATAGTTCTTGAATGGGTCCAGGGACATCGGAATCTGTAGTGGGATTGAAGAACAGCTGTGAATTAGTTGTCACTGTTTCTCCGGTGCATAGATTTTCCTGAACAGAACAAATAAGGGAACCGCCGTCTTGTATAATAATAGTTTCTTCTTCGGCGGTATCTGGTTGTGAAGGTGGGAAGTCGTTGTTTATAGAAGATGATGGGTCTACAATAGGTGGAATACTGGGTTCGCTCACACTACTTCCGCCGCCTGAATTACTTGGTAACCCTTCATTATTTGTAACAGTAGGTTGAGGACAAGTCACACTGGCAGTTGTCTCGCCAATAACAGTGCCAGTAATAGGGTCAATGATAATATTTGTTACGTTACCGGATCGTTTTAAACTGGTTGTATTTGGATTCGAATATTGCGCCGATTGGGTAGCCCAAGTAGTGTTACGATTCACCCATTGTTTTTGCACTACTTTTGAGTATATTTGTGCTTGTGTTAGATTGGAGCTATTTTTTTTATATTGTAACACATTGCCTTTATTAAACATGTTTGCAAGAAAAACGGATTGCAATGAATAAGTGGTATCGTCATCGACAAATGTGCAACTATTTTGGACTCGCGACCAATCCCTGGGAGGCTGAGGTAAATAATTGGTAAAACAGGACATTTATTACAATAATATAATATAATATTATAATAATATTAATTTGTTAATTTATATTTATTAATTTATTAATTAGAAACTGTTGTGGTTTCGGTTTCAGAAGAAGGGTTATATCCATCTCCCATTCCATAAAAAAACCATCTCAATGAGAGGTAATCGCCGTTCTTCATATTCAAATTGCTGGAACCTTTCATATTTGTGTTAGGTCCATTAGATGCAATGGATGATATTTCATTCATGCCCAATGCATAATCATAATAATATAAATTCGATATGTATCCGGAAAATCCTCCATTTGCAGCAACATAAACGTCTCCATAATTTTGTTTGGGAACACCATGCAGTTGATAGCTTTTGATAACAGAGCCATTTATGTACACATCTAATATGTTATTTTGACATCTTATAATAACATTGACCCAATTATTTATTGGAATATCATTCACAATAATTTCCTCATTTATTACAGTAAATGTATTCATCATAACGACCAGTGAGTTAGTATTAGGAGCCAAATATAATCCAGGTGCATTATTTGGAAAGTTTAATCCAGTAGCTTCATTTGGATTCTGTTCGGAATAATCATTACCTTTATAAAAGACACACCTGTATTGTCCTGAATTATAAGTTAAATCATCAATGTATACCCAAACCGACCATGTGAATTCAATCCCTTCATTTGCATTCACTGACCGACTAATTGTTTTGGCACCATTTGATTCCGGGTCTTGAGGAATAACAATTAATTGTTTTGCATCAACCATCCCGTCAATCAGTTTAACCTTACCAGATGGACCTAAAAAATATCCGATTAATGTAATACCTAAACGTAATAAAATGAGAAACCCAAATAGAACTAACAATAAAAAGGCAATTTGTGCTACCAGACTATTCGAATTTAAAAAATCTTGAGTGGCGCTTGTATACTGATTAGAACTAAATTCATTAAATAAAGGGTTTTGATTTTGACCATCCATCTTATATATTATATAAAAGAAAATAGAATATATAATATACAATAACTCTCCTTAAAATTCCAAAGTAGTATTTTCGGTATCACCTTCCATTAGTGACAATTTAACGGTATATTTACCAAAAATAGAACCTAATAAACTGCCACCATAACCAGCTTTATATATATCCCATGCTTTTTGGGGATTGGATGACTCGGCCCAGTATTGGAATCTTGCAGTCCATCCTGAGAAGCCACCCATCGGTGTTATATATACGGGAGCATTTGAGTCTACTTTTGCAATGCCGGGTAAAACACATGTTCGAACCATTTTACCGTCTAAATATATATCTAAAGTGCGTCCATAAACGCTAATAAATAAATTGCACCATTTTTGGATAGGAACGTTTGAAACGGAACAAGTATGTGTTATTGATACATTGGAACCCGAAGGATCTGTAACTGCTAAAGAAACATTAATATTATTTTGGAAAGGATTCAATACAACAGTTGGGCAAGGAGATGATTCATCAACAGTTGACATTCGGCCAAAAATAACTTTTGTTTCTCCGTACCTATAGTTCCAATCATCGATAAAAAACCAAATGGAATAGGTGAAATTACTTGTAGATCCGGAAGAAGAACTGGCTAAGTCGGTGGCTTCAATGGTTTGTGATGTCTTTCCAGATATTAATGATGATAATGTATTTGCATCACTCATTGCATAATTCAGAAGTATAATTACTAAAATAATGATAACTAAAAACATTACAATATTTTTTGCTTCCATAATATATTATATTATATAGATAGAAATTTTCATACAATTTTCTATCAATAACAATTTTTCTATCTATAACAATTTTATATCAATAATTGATTTTTATTAATTCATACTTGGTATAGAAGGGTCATTTTTATCTTTTAATTCTACGTATAATGTATCAATAGTTTTAATATCTAATGGTTTATCAAAATAAGTCAAGTTGGCAATATTACCACTAACACCATTTTCGGTACCAACGGTTAACATATCATTTATCATATAAGGAACAACTTCAATGGCTGTTTTTACCAACTTTCCATTATAAAACACATCTAAAGTTCCTCCGCTATAATTCAGTAAAACATGGTTCCATTTTTGCAATTGGACATTAGGATGTTTATAAATAATTTTGTTTCCATCTGAATCCAGATCCTTTCCAAAGGTTAATAACTTGACTTGTTCTATAGAATCTTTTATAGATTCTTTACTGTTTTTAAATGCGTTTGCTTGTTCAGTTATATTTTGGGTTGCGTCATCATCATTTTCATCATCATTTGCGTCATCATTTGCGTCATCATTTTCATCCGTTTCACTATCATCTTTTATAGTAATATATAATGAATTATTTGTGGAACTATATTTGATTGCTGGGTTTCCTCCATAAGATAATAACGAAACTAATTGATTATAAGAAGCGCTTGTACTTGGAGGAAAAGCGTCTAAATAATACCAAAAAGATAATGCATATTGATAATCAAATATATCTCTTCCGCTTAATTCTTGAAAAGACGTGACGTTTGTTAGTTTGTCTGTTGGAACAGGTTCATTTACCAATACTTGCCCACCTTGTTTCAAATATTGTCTCCGGAAATATTTATGAGCAAACTTTGTCCAAGTAAAGTATCCTCCTAACAATAATAAACTTAATCCTAACATCATAATTTCAAATGGTTTAGTTTGAGTTGTAGTAAAATCTTTAAAATTAAAAGAGAATCCTTTGCCCGAGGCATCTTTAGGTAATAAATTAAATATGTAATAAAACACATACAAGAATAAACATGGAATATAAAAAATTAGATTTACAAGTAAACGCAAATAAGCATTTTTTTCTAAAATGTCGTTTAAAATATTCCCCAAATTGAAAAATTTGTAAATAATTCCAAGAACGGCAAATAATACTAAAAAATTTAATATTGTGGTTATCCATGATTTTGGGCTGGTTTCATCAAAATTAAAAACGCCAACCAGATAAAAAAATGTGTAAAACGCACCAAATAATAGACCCAGAAAGAATAGGATGTGAAAAATTTTATAATCTTTACTTAAAAGAGATTTATTGTCTTTTGTGGGGTTCTCTAAATAATTAGTGTACATGAGTATAATAATTGTAAAAAGCATCCCTATAAATAGTGTAAAAAACATTACTGGTTTCATATAGTCGCTCATGATGTCAAATGGATTTAATATATATAATAGGATCATGGAAATCATAAATATTGCAAAAATAAAAGTGTATTTAGTTCTAATTTTTAATGCATCTCTGAGTTCTTTAGATACCGATAAGCTATCTAATGTTTGCTCATCCTTGTTTTGAAGGTGTTTGTATATAAATACTCCAACTATAAGAAATACTGCAATTATAATAAAATTCATAATGGTTTGAACATTGTTTTCAGATGGATTTGTTTGAAAAACATCTCCAAGGTAAAGTAATATCAAAAAAGTTAATGAACCAACAACTAAAATAGAAACAATTATCAAATAAGAATATTTATCTGGAGACAAATTAAACATGTTAAATAGGTTGTTGTTAAATAGGTTGTTAAATATGAAACTATTGTATGGATTTTGTTTAAAATATATAAATTCCATGATTAAAAAAATAAATATGAATAACATTGGTCCTGTAAATAGAATTTGTTGTCCAAATGATTTATTGAAAGAATTAGGTCTGGTTCTTGCTAATATTGCAATCAAAATAGCAAAAATAAAGAATATTGTTACTAAAAAAGAAAAAGAACTTAAATAATCAGGTAAAGGTTTATCCATAATATATATTTATCTTATAAATATCTTATAAATATATTTATTGTTGCGTATACTTTTCTTAAAAGTATAAAAGTATAAAAGTATAAAAGTATAAAAGTATAAAGTATAATTTACATATTTTCCATAGCCGTTTTTTGTCCGTGACATTCGCGGCAAAGGGCTACTAAATTAGTTACATCATTGCCGCCACCATTTTCCAATCGGATCTTATGATCAATCTCAAATGTGTATGAGAGTTTTTGGTTGCATTGGCCACATTTCCAGTCTTGCATGGATGCTACATACTTCTTTTTGGTTTCACTGACCGAGCGTTTTACAGGTCTTACTCCTGAAGAATTCATCATTAGATTTCGATGTTGTTGTTGTATTAACATAGGATTATCTATTTGTCCTGGATGGAAGAAACTTGAGGATTTGGTAGATAAATCAAAAATAGGAGTTATCATATCCATAGACGATTTATCAATAGGCATATATTTGATCATGTTGTTAGTATATAGCAGCATATTTTTGGTTTGCAACGGATTTCTTTTGATCATAATGTAGAAACAGATTGCTAAAAATCCTATTAAAGCCATGCTATAATATTTTTTATACGATAATAATAATTTACTATAATACCCATCGTAGTACATATTATATATTAAAAACCCAGTGATTCCAAATATGAATAGTTCTAACTTCATATATTATAATAAGTATTTAATTGTGTTTTTTGGTTTTTTTCTTGGTTGCTTTTGCAGCCTTTTGTCTTCTTGTTCGTTTCTTCTTGCCTCCCAAAATTGCAGCTGATAATGGTACTGCTGCACTAAATATTGATTGGATAAATAACAAAAAATTAGTAAATGTTTCACTTGAAGCCATATTATTTATTATTTTATCAGGGTCTTCTCTTTTATCCTCGTCGATTTTTAAAGTTTCTTGAACCTTTCTTAATAAAGTTGATAAACTATCTTTAATTGATTTAAATTCCTTTATATCATCATCAAGACCGGTATTTGTCGGTTCCAACTCTTTCATTTTTGTTAGTATATTTATGTAAGTCACTAAACTAACTAACAAAGCTGGATTCAAACGTTGAGTTAAATTGCTTAAAAATGGTTTATTGATTTCTATTGTAATAGATTCCTTTTTATCTTCATTTTTTACTTCAGCGGCTTCATTTTTTACTTCAGCGGCTTCATTTTTTACTTCAGTAGCATCATTTTCTGCTTCAGTAGCATCATTTTCTGCTTCAGTAGCTATTCCAGAATTGTTCAGTGTATTATTTTTAGTAATTTCATCAAGATTTTTTTCAGCATTTACATCTTTTAATATATCATTATCTTTAGCTTCTATATTATTATTAATATCTCCTGTATCTGTATTTAGGTCTGACATATAATATATACTAACATTATTTATTATATAAATAAACAATTAATCCACTTGTACTTAATAAAATCAAAGTATATATCATCTTTTCCCTCCAACGATAATATTCTTTCATTTTCAAATCTTTAGGTTTGTATTCTTCATAGTATCTAAAATAAAACTCATTTAATGTAATTTTAGGCTTTTCTAATTTTTCGTTAATTTTATTGTGTATAAAATGAAACCAGCGAATTAATGATTCTCTTGAATCTAAATAAGCAGTTACAGGATATTCATCTAATAATTTATTGAAATCATTTCCAATAGAGTCAACAGGAATAAATAATGGTAAATTTTGTATAAATTCATAATATTTCTTTTTAGTCACCGCATTTGGATGATGGGGGTACGACATGGCTAATGTGTGTAAAAAGAACCAGAAATGTGGACCCCAAATATTAGGGTCTAATTGTGTCATTAAAGGAGGCATTTAAATTAAAATAATATAAAAACAAAACTCTTTAAACATATAGATAATATGAATAAAAACAATATGTGCAATAATTGCGGAAAACAAGGACACCAATTTTACCAATGTAAAATACCCATAATCAGTTACGGGATAATCTTATTTAAAACTTCGGCAGAACACGGGATCCAATATTTGATGATACGCCGAAAAAATAGCTTTGGATACATTGATTTCATACGTGGAAAATATATACAAAATAATTTAGAGCATTTGCAACTAATGTTTGATGAAATGTCCAGTAATGAAAAAAGACAAATTATTCAACATAATTTTGAAACATTATGGAAGGATATGTGGGGCAATAATAACACTAATCAATATAAATGTGAAGAAACAGCGTCTCAGAAAAAGTTTGAATTGCTGAAAAATGGAATTCCAATTGGCCAAGATGAAGAAATTGTGAGCTTAGATACTCTTGTGTCAAACTCTAAAACAAACTGGGAAGAAACGGAATGGGAATTTCCAAAAGGAAGACGTAATTTTCAGGAAAAGGAATTAGACTGTGCATTAAGAGAATTTGAAGAAGAAACTGGATTATCTAAAAAAAATATAAAAATAGTAGAAAATATAATTTCGTTTGAAGAGATGTTTTTAGGTTCAAATCATAAAGCATATAAACATAAATATTTTTTAGGATATTTGGAAGATGTTTCGCAGAATTTATTAAGCAATTATCAACAATCTGAGGTTTCAAAAATAGAGTGGAAAACAATAGACGGGTGTTTAGAATCTATTAGACCGTATAATTTAGAAAAAAAACAATTAATAATAAATATTAATAAAGTATTACAAGAATATAGATTATATTAGATTATATTAATATATATAAATGGATGAAAAAAATACAACGGACACATATGAAGATTGTAGATCTAAAAATAAAAACAACAAGAATCTGCTAATGATGGAAAAAAAAAACCGAAAAAACTTATCAGATGAGCCGCCAAATTCATTCCTATATCCAAATTTAGACGACCCAAATTTTAACCTTAAAATTGCTCAAAAGAAAGAATTCATGGACACAAAATATGACGGTACTATTTACGATGTCGAAAAACAAGCTGAAATTTTAAAGAATGCTCCATATGAATTATTACCGCAACAAGCATTCATTCGAAATTTCTTGTCTTTCCAAACTCCATATAACAGTTTATTATTATTTCATGGTTTAGGTTCTGGAAAAACGTGTACTGCAATTGGTGTTTGCGAAGAAATGCGGGAATATTCGAAACAAATGGGTATAAATAAACGTATTTTAATTATTGCCAGTGAAAATGTTCAAGATAATTTTAAGTTGCAACTATTTGATGAAAGAAAATTAAAAGAAGAAAACGGTATTTGGACAACTAAGGGTTGTGTAGGAAATAAATTATTAAAAGAAATTAATCCAACTGGTATGAAAGGTATGTCCCGCGAAAAAATTATACAATCAGTGAATCAATTAATTAATTCCTCCTACACGTTTTATGGATACACCAGTTTTTCTAATGTAATTGAAAATGTTGCCGCAAAAGATAAAAACGAGCGTCATAATTTGATAAGAGAGTTTGATAATTCATTAATAGTAATTGATGAGGTTCATAACATAAGAATATCAACTGACGAAAGTAAAAAAAATATAGGCAAAAATCTAATACGATTAGTGAAAATGGTGCCTAATTCTATTTCATTATTGCTTTTATCTGCGACTCCAATGTTTGACAATTATAAAGAAATTATATGGTTATTGAATTTAATGAATTTAAATGATCGTCGAGGTTGTATTTCTATAAGCGATGTATTTGATTCTAATGGAAATTGGAAAAAAGATAAAAATGGAAAGGTTTCTGGAAAGGACTTGTTGATTCGAAAGGCAACTGGATATATTTCTTATGTTCGTGGTGAAAACCCATACACATTTCCATTTCGTGTGTACCCTGATAGATTTGCTCCGGATAATACAATTAAACAATATCCCAATTATCAATTAAACGGAAAGAAAATTCATGAAAAACATAAAATACATAAATTATGTTTGTTTTTAACTCCTATTGGAAAATATCAAGAATTGGGTTATCAATACATTATGGATAAATTACGAAACAGAAAAGAAAGAATCAAACAAACAAAACATGGACAGCAGAGGAAAGTTCCGGGAATTGTCAGTATGAAATCGTTTGGATATAATGAATTACGTTTGCCAATTGATGCTTTGAATATTGTTTATTATCATAAAGATTTAGAAAAATTAGCAAAAAAAATAAAACCCTTAAAATTCATTAATGATTTTGCTGAAAAAATAGACAAGAATGATAATGATGACAAAGAGATGTACGAGATTTCCTCAGAAGACGAAGATGAAGACGAATATAAATCTTCAGAAGATGAATTTGAATCCTCAGAAGATGAAGATGAAGATGAAGACAAAGAAGACGCTGATGAAAAATTAGAAAAAAGCTCAGATAAAATGTTTAGTCCAAATAATTCACCGTTAACTTTAAAATCGTTATCCGAGTCTGAGTCTTTGTCTGAGACAGAGTCCGAGTCTGATGTGTCCGAGTCTGAGTCCAAGTCTTTGCCAATATTGGAATCTAAAAATACAACATCATTCAAAAAATCAATTGTATCAAAGCCAAAAGACAAAGACAAAGACGGAGTGCACATTATTGAAGAAAACACAAAATCTAATGTGCCAACCAAAAAGAATCCTGTAAAAGAAACTCCGTTGTTAGTTAAAAAGGGAGAATTAACTAAATCTAAATCTAAAACTACAGGTAAAAATACAAATACAAATAAAAATAAAAAAGGAGGGACAAATGAGATAGACCCAAAATTATTGGTTAGTAGTAATGGGTTAGAAAGAATTATGAATTTTGTTGATAAAGGCGAGTTTGAATATAAACCAAACGTTCCTAAAATATTTCAACCTGACGAAATTGGAAAATACAGCTGCAAAATTAAAAATATTTGTGATTACATTTATGACCGTAAAAATGAAAAAGTATCTGAAGGTATTATATTAATTTATTCATACTATATTGATGGAGGTCTAATTCCAATGGCGTTAGCACTTGAAGAAATGGGATTTACTCGGTATGGAGAAAAATCGTCACCTTTGTTTAAAAAACCACCGACTCCAATTGTAGATTCAAGAACAATGAAACCACCTGAATCTAAATCGAATTTTAAACCAGCAAGATATATAATGATAACAGGAGACGCAAAATTATCCCCGGATAATGATGGAGATATAAAGGCAATTACAAATGATAATAATATTTTCAGGGAAGATGAAAAAGGAAATACAGTGGATATATCTGGTGAAATAATTAAAGTTGTGTTAATTTCTCAAGCGGGTTCGGAAGGGTTAGATTTTAAAGCAATTCGCCAAGTGCATATATTAGAACCTTGGTATAATGTAAATAGAATAGAGCAAATTATAGGTCGTTCTGTCCGTAATTTTTCACACAAAGATTTGCCATTTGCCAAAAGAAATGTTCAAATATTCATGTATGGTACTATGTTAACTAACGAAGATGAAGAATCCGCTGATTTATATTTGTATCGTAAATCAGAAACAAAAGCAATAAAAATAGGAGAGGTTACCCGATTATTGAAAGAAACTGCAGTAGATTGTATTATTAATCATGAACAAACCAAATTAACAGCGGATGAATTTAAAGAAAGCGGAATAAAAGAAAATCAAAATATTACTCAAATATTGTCTGACCATCAACAATTAAATAATTTTGAAGTCGGAGATGTAGACGATTCAGTAAATTGCGATTTCATGGAATGCAAATTTAAGTGCTTGCCAAAAGTATTAGAACCCATAAAAGAAAATGATAATACATATAATTCGTCTTTTATGTTAAATACTGATAAAATAATACAAAAAATAAAAGACTTGATGACAATGCGTTATTTTTATAAGAAGAACGATTTATTTAAATTAATCAGTATTCCAAAACCATATCCTACAGAACAAATTTATGAAGCACTAACTCAAATGATAGACGATAATTCAGAATATATTATTGACAAATATGGTCGAAGTGGACATTTGATAAATATTGGAGATTATTATTTATTTCAACCAAGTGAATTGAATTATAAAAATGTTTCTATATATAATCGTTCCGTTCCCATCGATTACAAACATAAATTATTGAATATGCACGTAAAAACGGATATAAAAGCGGATGTTGTAAAGGAAGATATAGTGAATGATAATGGAATATTTAATATGATGTTTGATAATTTTATGACAGCATTAAAGACGACTAAAATTGAACGAGCCAATAATAATTGGTATCATATTTGTGGTGTAGTTATTCGTAAATTAATGACTGAAAATTTAATTGAAGCCAATTCAGAAGATGAAAAACGGGATATTTTAAATGATTTTTTAATACATCATAGTGTCGACAGTTTAATGATGAACGAGAAAATAAACTTATTGAATTACCTTGAGGAATTAAACGATAATGACCAAATATTAGAAAATGAACTAAAGAAACGATTTTATAAAAAGGTTTATGAATATTTGCTGAAAAAGAGAATTGTTGCAAAAAAAATTACTGGTATGGTTATATTTGATGGTTTATCAGGAGTTGACAATTTAAATGTAGTCATTTTAAAAGATAATAAATGGATTCCTGCTAAACCACAAGATATAAATGATTTGTCTGACGCTATAAATCGTAAATATGAAATCAACAAAGATACAGTATTGAATAACTATGTTGGATTTATAGGCTTCGAGACTAATTTAAAATACATGGAATTTCAATTTAAGGATGTTTCCAATAAACGAAGTACTGGTTTCAGTTGTGATAAGGCAGGGAAAACAAAAATAATGGATATCCTGAATAAAATAAAAAATGTAAACAAAGATGTGAAAGAAAGTAAAAATGAATTATGCGTACGTGCGGAACTAACACTAAGACTTTTTCAGAGACAAAAGAAGGACGGTAAAATCTGGTTTTTAGATACGGAAACTGCTATTATTAATGAATTTCATAAGAAGGAAAAGAAGTAAATGAATAATATTTAGTTACACCAACAGGAAAGAAAAATGAGACAAAAATATAATATAATAAAGATATAAACCATTGAATAAGTGAAGTGCTATAAATAAACTTCATATAATACGTTTTAGCTTTGTAAAAGGAAGAAGACCAGAATTTTTAAGAGGTAAGTATAAAGCATCATTTGTAAAAAATATATTATGACCTTTTTCTAATCCAAAGTTACCAATTTTTAAAAAACTTTTATGTGTAGCAAACCAATCTGTCATCTTTACTTCAAAATTATTTATAACATCTAATTGACATTTTAATGTTAAATTTGACGCTGTAACTTTATTAATAAATAATGGAATAACATCTTTTCGTAAAATAAACAAATACGATTGATAATGATATCTTGTTTGAGTAGAGTCATTATATCCATATAGTTCTACTTTATATTTTACTGCCAAGTTTAAAAAATGGTTTATAGAACTATGTATTGTGAATGAGTCATTTGTAAATACGATATAATCATATTCATTATAATTAACTAAATTTGTAAGTACATGTATCCATTTTCCATAATCCAAATAGTTGTCATTTTCTATTTCAAAATATTTTGTGTTTAAATGTCGTGAACATATTTCTTTTATTGAATTATTATGTTGTAAATTGTTAGAATTTATAACTGTTTTATCACAACTTTCAAAATCAAAATATAGTAAATTATTTTTTATAGTATTTAATTTAATATCTGAATCACAATGACAAGCTATTATGACCAAATATTTTTTACCATTATTATCAGGACTATAACTATTGTTTTTTTTTTGGATTTTTTTGTTTT